CGTCGCCACGAACGGATTCGTCAGGAAGTAGAACGTGCACCAGTCGAACGTCTCGCGCAACGTCTTCGGAAGATACTGCTGTGCGACATCGAAAAACGGTGATGGATAGAACGTGTCAGTCGGCCGTCCGACCGTGCGGGCGCGCGCAATTCTACCTGGACCAGCAGCGACTGCCATGGGTCTTGCTCCGAAACGTCAGTTTACGCCGAGTAGGCGACTGCGCTGGCTGTCCAGCACCGTGTCCCAGTACTGCACGTAATTTACTAGGGCCAAAGAGCGCCGCGTTTGAAAGAAGAGTTTGGAACCGGTGTCAAAAGGAACCGGTGTCCCGTTCGACAGTGCGCTCTCAACCGCGGCAGCGACTTGCGCCTGCTCGTTCTCAGACACGTACCGAATCATGTACTGATTGGCCGCCGCTAGGTCGGTTGGGGCGTAGAGGTACCCGTCGCTGAGAAGGGACGCCGCCATGTACCGCATTACTTCGTCGCCGATTACCGGCTTGGAATATAAACGGTTAATAACCCGTGCGGCAAACATCCCTCTTGGCGGAGGAACCTTTTGGATGTAGTCAAACTTCGGAGGAATGCCCTCAAAGCCGCAGGCAAGAATCTCAAACAGTTCCCATTGTGTTACGGAAAACGGCGCCATGAGCGCCGTACGTACTGCTTGGATCTTGGTTTTATTTGCAGCTGAGCTAGTGCCGTAATCCCGGTCAATCTCGACCCACAAGGTCTCCGGCTCCCACTCGGCATACTGCGGTCCGTACTGTTCCAAGAGAACGTCGTGCAGTGCCAGCGGATGCGTGTCACGATGCGTGAACGCTTGTCGAATATCTTGAGGGCCAACAGTTGCGGGATCAGCGATCATTCATCAATCCAACGATATCGCGCTTGTGCGGATTCGGAAGGGAGGAGAACACCTCGAAAGGGGCGCGGCTCAACTGTGCGACAAAGTCCTCTCCGTACGCATCGCGAAGCCGCGCCGACTTTTCTTTCAGCAGCGTGGCCAGTTTACCAGAGGTGACCTCGATTCCCGCGACGATCTCTTTCTGCTCCGAGGCCGTCTTCTCCAGCATGCCGTACACCGAGGCCACGGGGTCAGGCAGCTTGCCAGATTCGCCGTAGAAACGAGACAGCGCGTACTTGTCGTCAAACGCCTCTACCTGCTCCAGCACCAAATCAGGGCGGTACTTGAGTGACGCGGCCTTCTCCATGATGGTATCGAGTTCGGCGCCGGCTTCCGTGTTCAGCCCGGTTGCGTAACGCCGACGTGCGATAGCGCCTGCGAACGCGTCGCCAACACTGTTTCCGGCGTAATCCTGCAACGCCTTCGGCGCCGTAGACAAAAGCCCCGCTTCTTTGAGCCGGAAGCTAAGCTGCAGCTTCCCGCGCGGAGAAAGCTCGGCGAGTGCAGAGCGGTCTACTTCAACCGTGGGATCCTTATCGATCCCGAACAGGCGCTCCAGCACCATGTCACCCGTGTTATTACCCGCCTCGTCCGAGTACCCGAGTTGAATCGCCGCCGTCTTCGTCAGCTCCGCCGGTACGCTCAACCCGAAAGTCTGGAGTGCGACCGACAGCTTTGCGGCGGCCTCCTTACGGAGCCCCTCCGGCATGCGGTCCGCGCATTCCGCAAAGTAGATCGCCGAAATAAGCGCATTCGCCGGGTCTACAATGGGGTACATGTAGACCGACCCATTCGACGTCTCAGTAGCGACCGCGTAGTCGTTCGGATCCTTACGCTGCACCGTCGACATATCCATCGCGGTCTTGAAAAGCTCCGGCGGCTTTCTGCCGTCCAGCGCATGCTTCAGGTACGCGCCGTGGTCTGTGTACATATCGAAGATGCCTAGCGTGTTCATGCGTACTCCTCATGTGCGCGGGCTGCACATACAAAGACAAATTTGGTATAAGCCTTCCGTTAGTATACGGAATACGGATGCCTATGCGAAACTTGGCTGACGCAATTTGTCGCCGACTCGAAAAAGGTATCTCACAGAGGTCATTGGCTGAAGAGCTGGGCATATCCCACGAACTACTCAGATTGTACATCAAGGGCACACGAACGCCGTCACCGGAGACACTGCGCCGAATAGGGCCATTGTTGGGCGTGCCCGCGGAAACAATCGAGCGATGGCTGGGGCAAACGCACGCTGGAAAGGCAGCGGTCCTGCGAGAGAAGTACATCGCAGAAGACACCCCGGACTCTGACACCCAAGTGAACGCACTGCTGCAGATATTCTTTGAACACGCAAACCGAGAAGAGACGGATGAGCTAAGGAGTTTTCTAACTCGGCAGTACACACAGATTTTGAAGGGGAAAAAGAAACATGGACACGCCTGAGACGACGCAGGGAAAAGGGTACGGTCCCGTTATTTCTGCGAATGTGTGGCTGCCCACGGACCTGGACTTCAATTATCGGTTCGTAGAGGAACGCGCAATAGTTCGCCCCTCGGCGACTCAGTTCGGAGAAGACGTACCTAACGAGTTCAGTCTGCTGGACTTCTCCGACGACGGTTCATACGCGTACCTGCCGCGGCATCTGTTCGACGACTGCGAAGAACTTCTGCCCGCCGAGTGCGAGCGGCTGGACTACACGGAGTTGTTCGACCGCTACGACTTTAACCACAGCATCTGCGTGCGCGAGAATCAGCTCGCGGCGTGGAGCGCGCTAGACGCGGCAGACAACGGTGTCTTGGTACTTTCGTGCGGTAAAGGCAAAACGGAACTAGGGCTGCTGAAAGCCGCAACACGCGGATTTGCCACGGTTGTTCTAGTTACAAACGGCGCGTTGGCGATCCAATGGAAGAACCGGGCGATGACGCGTCTCGGACTCCGCGAGGATGAGATCGGTATCATCGAGGGAGGACTGCAACTTCGGACAACCAAAAAGCAGCCGGTGTCCCCTTGGTACCGCCCACTCGTTATCGTCGTAATCCACAACATCGTCAAGAATCCAGATAAAGTCCCGCTCGACATCAGGATGCGATTCGGCACGGTTCTAATCGACGAGGCGCACCATCTACCTGCCAAAGTCTTCTCTATCGCCGGGAACATGTTCTATGGAGCACGCTTCGCTCTCACGGCAAGTCCGCGGCGAGACGATGGAATGGAGAAGATCCTGTTCGCCGCTTGCGGTGGGGTCATCTTCCAGGATCTAGAGAGCCAGTGGCCGGCGGCGATTCACCGTTACCAGACAATATTAACGGTTAATATCCGAAATCCCGGAGTGCGCAAGCAAGTCACTGATGTACGTGGAAAATGGCACCTTTCCAAATGCTACGGTTATCTAGCCGCGCAAGCCCAGCGTAACGACGAGATCGCGACACTCATTGCACAACTGTACAAGCAGAAGCGTCGTATCGTCGTATTCAGTCACTCACAGGAACACCCCGCTCTGTTGCGCGACGCGCTGAAGGTGTACGGCGTCCGAGACGTGGGCGTGATTACTGGAGAAACGCCAAGCGAGGAGCGCCTAACCATCCTAGATCGTCATCAAGTTGTGGCAGCTACTGTTGGAGTGGGGGCTGAGGGGCTCGACTGCCCGCTGGTTGACACCATCGTGATGGCGACGCCGTTCTTTTCGCAACGACTGTTCGACCAGTGCAAGGGCCGCTGTGAGCGGCTAATAAACGGTGAACGCAGCGGTAAAGAAACTCCGATGATGTGGCTAATCGAGGACCCGCATGTCCCGTTCTTTGCCACGTACAACGAGGCACTCCGCAAACGCGTAGGTGTTGTATGAAGCTCGCCGATAGAATCGCAGAACTCCGCCGAATCCAAAAAGTAATGAGTGCGTGTAAGAAATGCGCACTGCACGAAAATAGGGACAGAGCGTGTCTCGGAGGCCGCGGACTGTCCAATCCCCCAAACTACGACATCGTGCTCGTATTGGACCGACAAACACCGGAGGAAATAGGTGAGGGGCACTTCGGCTACGGCAGCAACGGAGACGTTCTGCGAGAACTATTCCGGTTGCTAGAACTGGACTACTCGACGTTCTGGATCACGAGTCTGGTGGCCTGCCCGACCATGCCCAAGAACATGATCGGTGAGTTCGGCTACGAGTTATCGCCGCTGCCGAAGAAAGACGAAATGCTGGCGTGTCGTGATCGCCTGCACCGTGAAATATATCTGGTCGATCCGGTAGTAGTTGTGGCGTTCGGGAAACCCGCGTTTGATGCGCTCTCCCTTCGCCCAACGGATCACTCCGGCAACTTCGGAATCATGACAGAAGTGATGATCAGTGGGCGTATTACGTCCTATCCCATCGCGGTGATGCCCACGCACTCTTTGAGTACGTTAGCGCGAAATCCCGACATGAATATTGGCGGGAGCTGGCATCAGACGTTCGAACATCTCCAGATGGCCTGGAATGTGGCGGAAGAACTTCGGAAAGACGGAGAAACAGATGAAGCTGACGAAACTGGTGGCGCGTAAAGACGTGGCGGCGGAGCCCGCAGTTCAGGTTACGGTGTCCAAAGCCGCGGCGCCCAAGACCGTAGCGGTTAGCGCGTCCGGCGTCAAAACCGGTCGCACGCAGACGGCCGAGCCAAACGTCAGTGCGAAACCGCAACCGGTTGGACTGTCGGATAAGAAGGCAAAGCTCGCTACGATGGCGGCTGACAACCTCCGCGAGTTTGTCGAGAAGCACGCGGAGCTGATGGAGGAGTTCTTCGCACTAGCGGAGCAGTACGAGGAACTCGCTGCGGACGCCAAGGGCGCTGTGAAGGAAGAGAAGCGCAAGGACGTACTGAACTTCAAGATGACCGGCGGCGCGGAGAAAGAGGTGTTCACGGTGGACAGCCTGCCTCCAGGTGTATTGACACGCCGCGGCGTGGTCAAGACCGTGGACAACGAGGTCATCGAGACGCTGCTGAAAGCTGGTGCACTGTCCCCTGCCGATGCCGAGGCCACGAGTCGCGCCAAGCGCACCGAGTTGACAACGATCAGCGTGAGTGGCCCCATCGGCGAGTTCAAGATCACGTCGCTGAAGAAGCTGCTTCAGGGGTGATATGCGCATTACAAAGGCTGTAGTGAAAACCGTCAAAGTCGCGAAACGAGGCAAGGAACCAGAGAAAGGTAGCGATAAGGAGACGGACATCCCAGGAATATTAACGGTTAATACCGGCGACCCAACACATTCTGTGCGCATCGAGCGGCGTACGGGTGACCACGTGTACTGGGGTAACGACGTGTTTGACCGCGTGAGTTACTCGGTGTCCGTCGCAGTAACACTCTCTGTCCCAGCCACCGCACCCTCCGAGGCGCGGCTCGCGGACGCAGCTAGTTGGGCCAGAGACTTTGTCGCGCAGCAGCTTGTAACTGAGAAAAATGACTTCGAGCGCGACATCAGAGAAATTCTCTACCCGGAGCTATTCCATGGCAAATAACAAGACCCCAGAGCCCACGCAGACTGCGGTGGGCCCACATCTGCTGGAGCTGCACATCACGCGCGAATCCGGAAACACGTTTCGGGTAAACGCAACCGTCGGTTTCCTTGTCGGCGAACGAGCGGTGCCGACTCAGACATCTTTCGCGAGCCTGGAGACCGACGAGGACGTGGCCAAAACTACTGGCACACTTGTTGCATTTGTGGAGCAAGCGGCGTACAATGCCTGCTCTGCTACAGTAAAGAAATGAGTGTGCCATGGCCAACTGGGAACTGGAATTACTCGCCGGGATTCTGGTATCCGAAGACCCCAGTGAGGCGTTTAAGCAGGTTCTCAGCGACGGCGTGACACAGTCAGTGCTGTACGGCATGGAATCCAGATCCGTCTGGGCACACGTGCACGCGCACTACACACGGCCGCATCGCTACGGCTTTGTCCCGAGCCTTGATGCCATTCTAGAGTCATTTCCGACTCTCGACCTCCCAACCCCTAGCGAGAACCTGCTCGATCTATGCCTACGCGTAAAGCAAGCGCACACGCGGAGGCAGACCGAGCTTTTGATCGACCAGTACCGGGAAGATGAGAGTGACGACCCAATCGCCGCCGCCGCAAGCTTGTACTCGTCCCTTGGATGCATGCAGGCGCTCCAGACGAACTCAAGGGATGTCTCATTCCGCCAGCAGGCGTACGACGACATCCTCATGGACTTGCGGTCAATCGCGGAGAACGACGGCGTAACTGGGCTTCCGTATCCATGGGACATCATGAACCAGCACACCGGCGGAATTCAGCCGGGAGACATGCTGTTGTTTTGGGCGGTACCAAAGAGCCGCAAAACGTGGGTCGGTCTAGTAATTGCTGCTCATCTATTCCTACTGGGATACCGCGTGCTGGTGTACTCAAAGGAAATGATGTGGAAGCAGATCCGACAACGGCTCGCCTGCATCATAGGCAAGGTTAGCTACGACCGCTTCAAGAAGAACCTGCTGACGCGCGCAGAGCTGCATCGGATGCTCACCGCGATGGCGCTGCTGAAATCCGACAACCAGGAATTCAGCGGTGAATTGATCTTCACCGACTGTGATCGTCCCGATGGAAGTATCGGCGGACCTTCGGAAGTTCGGCAGAAAATCGACATGTACGAACCCAAGTTTGTACTGCTCGACTCTGCCTACCTGTTGCAGATTCAAGGCGTGGTCGACGCAATGGACTGGAAAGCCATCGGCGCCACGACCCGCAATCTGAAACAGGTGGCCAAATCGACGGGCGTACCTACCGCCTGTATCATGCAGGAAAACGAGAAAGCCGCTGCGAAATACAAGGGCAGAGGTACGGCGTCAATCGCGATGTTCACTGGTATCGCTGCAGACTGCGACGTCGGAATCAAGCTGGTGTGCAACGACTATCTCGACGAGGTTTCGTTGCACTTCGCGGCGTGTAGAGAAACAAATTTCCCCGGGTTCACAATCCATGCAAATCTGGCGGAGAACTTCGAGTTTGCCGGGTTGCATCTTCATAAGGGAGATGACGAAGACGAGGGCAAGAGTAAGGCCGCCGAGCCCGCTCCAGCGGCTGCTCCGCCAACTACCGGCGCCACGGCCTTTACCTCGCGGTACACCGCCGTCGAGGAACCAACTGACGAGCTTAGTCAGGATCTGAACGACCTACCTTTTGACCCAGAAGACGAGGGATAGCCGTGTACTCCGCCGAGGAGCTTTTGGGCATCCTCGGGAAGTATCTCACCTTTGGCAACTACGCCGAGGGTTCGGATAACATCCCCGTCCACTGCCCATTCCACAGTCCCGGTCGCCTCCAGTCTACGCCGTCGTTCTACTTGTACATCGGCCCGCCTACGGACAACAAGTTCCCGGGCGCGGCCTTCTGCCACACCTGCGACCGCGGATGGAATCTGCAGACGCTGCTCACCGAGCTAGGCGCTCCCCGCAGTGAAATCCGTTCCGCCGCGGATATTAACCGTTTATATGCGGAAACAGCAAAGAAGCGGTCAAAGGTTCGTGGTAGCGACTTCACGTTCAAGAACGTCCCAGAGATGCTGCTTGTCTTGTACGAGTTCAAGCCACTCCAACTCACCGAGACATTCACGGACGAAACGTTACGACGGTACGAGGTTGGTTTCGACCGAACGCTCAAACGCATCACGTTCCCAATCAGAGACCACCGCGGAGTTCTTGTAGGAATTTCCGGACGAGCGACGCGTGACTGGCAGCAACCACGTTACTATATCTATAAGGAGGAATTAGCGCAGTACACGCCTGGGTATAGCCTAGACAAAAGCAAGGTACTTTGGGGCTTGCATCTTCTTTACGAAACGCGTATGCGGTCAGGACAGGTCCAACCGCCGCTCATCGTATGCGAGGGGTTCAAAGCCGCGATGTGGGTAGCTCAGTGCGGGTTCCCGAATGTGGTCGCCGCGTTTGGAACATACATTTCACCACATCAGGTATTTTTGCTCAACCGAGTTGCGAACGATGTGATATTGTTCCTCGACAATGACGCCCCCGGTCAAGCTGCGACACGAAAGACGATTGACCGCTTGGGGAAGGATCGCAATCGAGGGTTTGGTTTCAAAGTTGCGGACTATCAGGGAAGAGACGTAAGTCCCGACGATCTCGACCCAGCGGCCGTGCAAACAGCAGTCACGGAACCGCTTACACCAGGGGCATGGAGTGAGATGTATGGCAGATCCACGGCTTCGTAAGGGCACTGGAAGTGCTGGTCCCGGACCGCGTAACTCAGGCACGGGAGGGCAGCGCCCAGGAACCCGGGGTGGCGGCGGCGGTGGTAGTGGGGGAGGTGGCGGAACATGGCGCGCGTGGGTGGGGAGCAAGGCCGGGCAAGCGGCCAAGCAGACCGCACGGCAGCGCGGGAAGGGCGGCAACAGTTCTGCGCCGTGGAAGGTGCGTCGCGACGGTCGTTGGCAGCCGGTGCAGGACCCCGGGGAAAAGAATCGCCCCGCCGACCGGCACTGGATCGACTTCGAGCCGGTCACGCTGCGCTTTCGTCGGCAGACAAACGGCGAGGTGTTCTTTCACTACATGGCGTCGTGGGTGAAGGTGAAGGGGCAGAACCATTTCTGCATTTCCAACGCCCACAACGGCGTGCGGGAAGACTACCCGTGCCTGTTGCTATTCAAACTCGGTCTGCAAGGGCCGGCGGACGGGCAGCGGTCGCCCTACGAAGCGGGTGAGTATTACGCAGTCGAGCTAGAACTTCTGGAAGGCTTTCACCGAATCGAACAGAAGAACGGTGAATACACGAACATCTACTGGGAGCGGTGCGCGGGCAAGAACGCGCAAGAGCAGTCGATGTGCGAGTACTGCGACGAAGGGGACGTGCCGCTCTTCGGGCGTATCGTGCACTGGTCCATGTACCCCACGCACAAGAAGATCCTGGAGCGAGCGCTGGAGAAGGTGTCCGACACCTGTGCGACGTGTCGCGAAGGCACGCTGTCTGTGTACCGCTATGAGTGCGCGTCTTGCGGCGCCTGCTATGGCGATCACAAGTTGGCCGCGACGGATACGAATTACGCGGTGAGTCGCGAGGACGAGGAGATGTACCGCGAGCAGGAGGTGACCTGCGGTAACTGCCAGACCACCGCGAAGGCCAAGCTGGTGTACGAGTGCTTGAAGCAGAAGGGCATGGGGCCCAACAAGCGCTGGGTGCAGGGATGCGGCGAAGGACTGATGCTGGATCCATGGGACTGCGTCATCACGCTCAAGACGGAACAGAACGGTCGTAGCCCGTCGTTCACTGTGCTGGACTTCGCGGTCTACGACCCGAACGCCCTGCCGGACACGACTGGATTCGAGTTCAGCAAGATCCCTCCGCTGAAGACGCTGTTCGACACCATGCCTCTCTCGGAGCAGATGCGCGAACTCGGTCTCGAAACGAGCGAAATTCCGTTCGACCTTGCCGCGGCACAAAAAGAGCTGGACGCCGCAATCAATGCGTCTCCGGCCGAAGAAGACGACGACTCGACCCCCTGGGAGGGCTGACCGTCTAGTAGCACCGGTGCAAATCCGGCGACCGGGTTGAAAAGCCCGGCCTACCCCAACTTGCTTTCAACCAAGAATATTAACGGTTAATAGAGGGTCTATGGGGCGCTTCGAGGTTCTGCCCATCTCCACCATCATACGGACCCGCAAACAGGCCGAAGATGCGTTGGCAGAACTACAGCAGTACCGCGTCGTAGCCCTCGATACCGAGACAACTGGTCTTCGGAGGTCGAGAGACTACGCAGTCATCATCTCGCTCTCAACTGGACACAACAGATACGTCATCTTCCCAGAAGCGTTCCCCTTCTTCCGAGAGTACCTGGAAGATCCCGAGCTGAAGCTCATCATGTGGAACGCCAACTTCGATACATGGATGCTGCTCAAAGCCGGCATCGACATCTATCGTCGCTGCCCGCGTGCGAACTACCGTGTGTTCGACGCGATGGTAATGCACGCGCTGGCCTACGACGACAGGCCGCATACGCTGAAGTTAGCGGCGCGCGAGTACTTGGGAATTCGCATGGTGGAGTTCACCAAAGTATTCGGCCCGTGGCTAAAGAAGAAAATTCCACTCAAAGACCTATTCCTTGACCCCGCAAACGAGAGTGTAGTGGCGAACTACGCAGGATTGGACGCCTACGCGACCCTGCGGTTGTTCGTTGCTATCCGTCAAGAACTCATCTCGATGGCGACAGGGAACCCGTGGTACCCCACTCTGTGGGAGTACTTCCTGCGCACCGAGGTGCCGTTCACGCGGGTTCTCTACGAGTGCGAACGCAACGGCGTCGCAATCAACAAGCAGCATCTCCTGCAGATCGCTCCTGAGCTTGACTTCCAACTGCAAGAAATTCAACGCTGGTTTGTCCGCGAGACACGCGACCCCGTAATCAATCTGAAGAGCACGCCGCAGATGTGCAAGCTCTTCTTTGAACGCTTGGGCTACGAGCCGCCAAGTTACACGGCGTCCGGCCAGCCGCAGTTGGCAAAGAAATGGTTGGCAAAGATTGCCGGGGACGGGGACGAGTTCGCGATTCAGCTGCTGAAGCATCGCGATATCAGTAAGAAGCTCAACACTTACGTGCGCGGCATCATCAAGCTGATCGGCAAGGACGGCCGACTGCACACCTCGTTCAACCAGACAGGCGCACGTACCGGTCGACTATCGTCCAGCAACCCGAACTTGCAGAATCAGCCGGTCTACATCAGAGACGCGTACATCTCCGAGCCCAACACGAAAATGGGCGCAAGAGACTACCAGCAGCTCGAAATGTGCGTCCTCGCGCACTTCAGCGGCGATGACAATTTGATCGCCGCCATCATTGACGGCAAGGACTTGCACGCTTGGTGCGCTTCGCTGATGTTCAAGGTCCCGTACCAGGACATCATCGATGCTAAAGACCGAGACGACGAGATTGCGAAGGCTAAGAAAGCCAAGCAGCCGTTCACCCAGCTAACGGAGTACGAGAGCAAGCTTCTCTACTACCGCAAGGCCGCGAAGAGCATCGGCTTCGGTCTCGTGTACGGCATGGGACCGAACAAGCTTGCACGCGAACTGAAGATCACGGTCGACGACGCGAAGGCTCTCATGGAACGCTACTTCGCCGCGTTCCCCGGTGTGAAGCGCTACTTCACGACAGCAATTGCGGAGTCCGAGGCACAGGGATTCTGCACGACTATCCTGGGCCGTCGGCGCCAGCTTCCCGGCCTGTACTCGTCCATCAACGCGGACCGCGCCGGCGCAATCCGTAAGATCAAGAACTCGCGAATCCAGGGTACCGCAGCTGAGATAGCGAAGCTGGCAATGATTCGTGTCTACGAGGACGAATACTTGACCGCATGCTCACTGAAGATGCAGCTGAACGTGCACGATGAGGTGGTCTACTGCATCCCAGACGAGCTAGAGGGGGACACCCGATTCGAGCGACGGTTGTGCAAGCATATGGAGCATCCGCTTCCATTTGACCTCTCCATCCCGCTACGCACGAGCGGGAAGTACGGAGATAACTGGAGTATGTGCAAGTAACTACAGAGCGGATATTAACCGTTAATATCCAAGGAGCCGAGTTGAAGACTAAACTCTTGGGTGTCGATATGACGCTCGTCCAGAAGGCAATGCAAGAGACTGGCTGCTCAGAGCAGCACGCGATTGAGTTGGTCGCCAGTGGTAACTACCCAGCGAAACAGGAGGAGAAGCCATGCCGCCAAGCGTCAACCAAGGAAAATTCGACGAAGTGATGAACAGGCTGACTGACAAGTACGGCGGCGCCGTACGAGCAGTCACCCCGGAAAAGCACAAGTCGGCGTTTCACATTCGCCGACCAACCGGAATCATGTCCGTGGATTCGCAGCTGATGGGCGGTTGGCCTGGAGGGTCGATCATCCAGGTGCACGGTCCTGACGGCATCGGCAAGGACGCGCTCATCAACCTCACCATGGCCGAGAACCAGCGGCTTTACGGAGATGAGAGCTTCATGTTCTGGTGCAGCTTTGGCTACCAAGCTGACCTAGACTTCATGCGGCTGTGCGGCATGCAAATCGCGTACTCGGATCAGGAACTACAGATGATGGATATTGACCCAGACGAGGCCACGCCGGAACAGCGCGGTACCACTACGGGTCGTATTGTCTTTCTGGAGCTGGGCGACGTGGAAGAGGCCGCGGCGGCCCCCGCCGAGACGATCATGGAAGGAGTTATCGAGCTGGTCAGCTCAGGCATCTTCCAGGTCGGGCTGATTAACGAGTTGGGCAGCGGAGAGACGCGCGACAACGTCGTGAAAGAACTTCATGAGGACGTTAAGATCGCAACATGGTCGCGCCTGATGGCGCAATTCTGCACACGCTGGTACACGACGATTCGGCGAGCGCTTCCGACCGGCGAACCGAATCTCACGACACTCGGCGTGATCAATCCGGTACGCGCGAACCTGAACTCGTACACCGCGAAGTTCAAGCCTACCATCGCCACCAGCGGACACGCACTGGAGCACGCCAAGGCGGTCGACCTGCATCTGAAGCCCACCGGCGTGGTGAAGAAGGGGCAGCAGCGAATCGGTAAGACGGTCGGCTGGAAAATCGCAAAAGGTAAGCACGGAATGCCGGAGGGTGCCGAGGGCGAATACGACTGGATCGACGGGGTCGGCGTCGACCTCGTCAAAGACCTGTGCACAGTCGCCAACGAGTATGGCGTAGTCCAACAGCGCGGGAAGAACTACACCATCCAGGGCTACGAGGACAAGATCGAAGGAGGGCTGGCTGGTGTGGTCGAATTCGTGCGGGAACGGCCCGAGTTGCAGCCCGTCATTCGCGAAGCCACCTACGCCGCGCTATCTGGGCGCTAATACCTGCGAGGAAGACACATGCCGCGTCTGGACATCATAACGACCAGTGGTGTAACCCGAGCAGTCGAAGCGCGAGTATGCATTCGTGGCTTGTTCATCCACGCCGATATAAACACCCCGAGTACGCGCGTCATCAGCCACCGCAGCGGTACGGCAATCATTACCGACATTCCGCCTGGGGTGCTGGGAGATCAGTTGATCAAGAACGTACTGCTGCCGCGACTACTACATCTCAACTGGACGCTGGACTCATCCGCGATTTACGACTCAGACGCCCATGTGCGTGCAATCGAGGAGGCAAACGCAGACGTGCTCTCGTACTACGAGCGGGCTCGCATCAAAGAAGCGCGCCTCGCAAAAAAGATCGACGGTACTGTCCAGCCCGGTTCAGGGGCAAGACCGCACAAGAAGCGCGATGTGGCGAACGTCATCGCTCTGATAGACCACAAGTTCACGGATTTGGAGAACTTCTCAGTAGACCTCAAAGACCTGGAGTTCTTGCGAGTTCAGGCGCTGCGTACAGGCAGGATTCCTGCACTGCTAATCGAGTTCACCGCGCCAAACGCCACAAGCGTCGGGCTCTTCTGCGAAGACAACATCGACTTCAACGAAGAGGAGGTTACGCAGACTCTCTCCGTCGCCGGGCAGAAAAGTTACTCGCTGCCCAAATCGCTGGCGGTGCGCCTCCGCCCCGCAACTTGCGTGCGCCTCGACTACGGAGAACGGAAGTGGTTGCTGGTGACCAACCGCCGCTTCTTGGAGATCGTCCATGGCGCTTAGCTGTTATAAACCGTTAATACTCGCAGGCGTCGCGTGCGACGGGACCATCCTGTCTGCGGACAGAGAGCAGCGGCAGTACCCATCGGTTATCCACGAAAGTCTGCAGAAACTCGCCTATGACGGAGACCTCGACCTCGGTTGCGTCGTAGACTTCTCAGAACTCGACGACAGCGACTACCGCTTCTCGGTCATCAAGAACGAGGCAGCGTCGGCTCTGAACACCGACGCCTTTCTGGCCTGCATGCCTCCGTCACTCGCGCTGGCTGGAGAGCGGTCGTCCAGTCAGCTGCACCATAGCACCCGCGAATGGGGCGCCCCCTACACGGTTCTAAGGGAGCTTTTAGACGCGGAGATGGGCTACGCCTGGGCGCCACCAACCATGACGGTTGTGACCCAGAAACAGCCGTTAGACTGGCGTAATCTACGGCTTGAGTCGCCCATCTGTTTCTCCAGCGCGTACGTCGCCGATGACGGCTTCCGGATCAAAGAAGAAGTTGACGCTGCGTTTACGGACGCGAACAGAGACAACTACACCCGCGGCATCGGATACCACCACCCGTCTGCGCTCGGCTCTGTAAACTGCGCGAGAGCACTGGCGTACGAGCGCGCCGGTGTACTTCCCGCGCCGAACTTCACAATCTGGTCTTACGGCTACTTTGAGCTGGGGCATCTGATCCACAACTTGGTGCAAGGTAAACTGCACCGGAGAATGGGTGCACGCTTTCAGTCCGAAGTATCCATCCAGATACCGAGCCTGAACATAGGTGGAAGCGCCGACGGGGTTATCGACGGAAAGTACGTCCTCGAAATCAAGACGATTGGAGCGAAGAGTTACAGCAATCTTCGAGCCCCTAAGCGCGCGCACATTGACCAAGTACATCTGTACATGATGGCTCTCAATATTCCGCGGGCGCTCATCCTGTACGTGAATCGGGATAATCTGTCCACGAAGGAATTCTTCGTTCGCTTTGACGCAAAGCACTTAACGCGGCTGCTCGGCCGCATCGCCGAAATCGAAAGCAAGCTGGACGCAGACCAGCTGCCTGACCGCGAGGTGGACCCCTATGACTGCGGTGAATGCAAGTTTGCCCACGTCTGCCGACCCAAAGTCGCCGAAAAGCCCCTACGCGGCAGCAGCGGACCGGGTACAGCGAATTCTGACAAAACTTGGGGTCCCAGACAATCCAAATACAAACGCGTCCTCCCCGATATTAACGATTAATATTCGAACACTATCGGTAGACGCGTTGAAGGACACCTACGATGCGTTCCTGCAGTACCGCGGAATTCTGGTACACGAGTTCGCCCGCAGCCGCGGACTTGAGTTAGCCGCCAAGGCAAACGAGGAACACGTATTCGCAGTCGCAATGCGAAACGCGAAGAAGTACAAGACTGAGGCTACCAACGCAGAAGAGCGCAAGGCAGTGGCGCTCACAGATGCCAACTACGTGGCTGCCAACGCAGACCTTGTCACACTGAAAGGGCTGCGGTACGCGCTCGAAGAGGAAGTTGGGCAACTCGACAAAACTCTTGATCGCATCGGGCGTGAATTGTTCTATAAGACGGGTGGGAACAGCGGAGGTTCGGATAGACCACCTCTCAGCGAATCGACGATGCGAGCGGCATACAAGGCTACCAGTCGTCTAGTCGATACCGCCCCGAGAGTCGAAGAACAAGCGCCGCAAACAGAAGTCCCGCGACGACCACCGATCAGACTACCGACGAAGAGAAACGCATGATCATCACGGGCGGAATAGATGTAGGGAAAGATGGTGCCGTCGTCGTCCTCGGGGACGGTCGCACTCCGATCTATTACGCCCGTGCTCCCATGTTTGAGCGCGAGTACGTGATTAGCATGATGAACGACATGCTGCTGCAATTCGCGAGCCCGGTGAAACGGCAGACACTAACCAACCTGCGGGCGCTGTTTGCGGACCTGACAAGCGCTCTGAGCGACGACAGCTCTGATGACGCGTTCTCACGCTGCTACTCGCTATGCGAAACCGCGTTGCTCGAAATCGACTGCACCGAAAGTTTCCACGCGCAGCTATTCCACGTCGAGCAGCAGCGCGTGATGGAAGGTGAAGGTCTCACCTCGGTGCTAAGCACAGGCCGCGGGATGGGGCTATGGGAGGGGCTTCTTGCCGCCAACCGCATCCCCTACCAGATGGTAAGTAGCACAAGCTGGACGAAGCGAATGGGTTGCGTCGCTCCCGCCAAAGATCGGGCCGCTCGCAAAGCAGAACACGTCGCACGCTGCAGTCAGCTGGTGCCGGATCTGCCGCTCGTTTACGAGGGGTGCCGCACCGCGCACGACGGCACCGCCGACGCTGCGTTGCTGGCCGTGCACGCGTACTACCAAATCATCGGAAAGACGCATGGATCGTGAAACAAGAAAAGCACTACTCGATGTTAACAACGGAGAGCTGCGATATCTAGTGTTTCAGCTGTACGGAATACGCGCTCCAAGCGGCGCTAGTCGCGCGCAACTTTTCCGTATTCTCGGGTATAAGGGTTCTGTTACGAGAAGAGACTTCGCCGGCGCTGACCGTCTGAACATCATGCGGAAAGAGCTGACCGAATTCATCGCGAAGTACAGAGACCGCCTGTCGTTGAATTGCTCCGGCATTTGTCGCGAGCACACAGACGCAGTAGTGCAGTGTTGCTGGTTCGAACTCTTACAGGACACAGGAGTCGACATCGACGAAACAGAACTAAATGTTGGGCCAATGGAAGTGCCGGAGGACGTAGAGTGAAGTTAACGCTGAAGTCACTCAGTGTCTTCACCGACACCGAGTTGCGTGCAATCTGTAACGCAGCCGGTCTGATGACCGTGTACGAGATTTTCACGGTCAGTACCGGTGATCTGAAGAAGGCGATTTTGGAGGATCTAAAGAAAGGAACTGCTGCCCTCATCGGCGCGGTGTCCCCCGAGGATCCGATTCTTGAGGGAGTGTTTACTCCTGAGAAAGCCACGTTCTTCCTGGAGTTGGGAAGCGCGGCACGTGAAAACCGGGTGCCACTCTCATTCGACGAGGTGGCCCTAGACGAACCGGAGAACGAAGAGATGCGTATTACCCCCGTGAAGAAGCCCGCTGGTGCACCCGCTGCCGAGCCGACCGTCGCGAAGGCCACTCCCGCCACTCCCGCGAAGCCGGCGACGGCTGTAGCGGCGAAGCCCACCACAGCGGTTGCGGCGAAGCCGGCGACGGCGGTGGCCGCCGCCAAGCCGGCGACGGCGGTTGCGGCGAAGCCGGCGACGGCGGTGGCCGCCGCCAAGCCGGCGACGGCTGTGGCTTCCGCGAAGCCCGCCACTGCGACAACGGTGGCGGCCAAGCCGGCGACGTCGAGCACGGCGACGCCGGCAACCCCCGCTGCCTCGGGCACCGTGGATCTTGCGCCCGTTACGACGCTGCTCACCAAGCTCATCAGCGCGGTCGACGTGCTGGCCAAGGACAACCAGAAGCTGACTGCCGAGGTGCAGAAGCTCCGCGTGGACGTCAACACCACCCTGAACCGCGCCGCTGAGGCAGAGGCCGGCGTCAAGTTCCTCGTGCTGAACACCTACGCGGACGTGCTCACCGAGCAGTTCCCCGACGACCTCGACACTGTTCTCGGCAACATGCCCGAGGGCATGCTGGGTACTCCGCAGACCCGCGAGGATTACGCCATCGTGTTCCTCGGCGCCGAAGAGGGCGAGGAAGAGGTCGAAGAGGGCGAGGAAGAGGGTGAAGAGGAAGAGGGCGAAGAAGAGGGTGAGGAAGGCGAGGAGGGCGAGGACGACGAGAACTTGGAGTGAGCCGCCGCTGCTAGCGGAACGCTTCACTAAGAACGCTCACGGTTACCGCCGTGGGCGTTTTTTTTATCCAATATTAACGGTTAATAGTGCGGCGTCGGTCGCTAACAGTCTTTATAGGCGGCCAGACACCTACCTACACCCAAGTAGCACCCAACAGGCCCAAATACCGCCCATATGCCCTATAGAGGCTCTAAAAGGGCTAGAAAGGCCGAGATAGGCCAAAAAGTGCAATATTAACCGTTTATATGGGTATAAGAATAATGAAGGAAGAGAATACGCCAATTCTTCTTCCTCCTGGTCGCTGCCGTGAGGTACGACGATAGGCCGGATGACTACCCGGTAATGGGACGAGAAGAAGCCCAGAAGCAGCATGGCGCTGTAGAAGTCAAATCCTGTCTCGCGACAGGGTGATTCGCCGAGTTCAAGACTTGTACGCCCAGAGATGGGTGTAGAAGCCCCGAACTCGCGGTCGAAACAAATCGCGATTACCGCCCCTGCGGGGGGTAGAAAGCGAGGCCACCAAATGGCCAAGCACTCCGTCGATAGCAAGCACGGCATCATCGCGGCCGGTCTCATCGCACTGGGGTTGCTCGCGAACGCCGTCCCGGCGCATCGGAACGCCAACGCGAACCGGGAGGAAGCCGACCGTCGAGCCCGCGATGACGCGCGGGCCGAGAAGAAGCGCGAGAAGGCCAAGAAGGCCGTGAAGAAGGCCAAGGCCAAGGCCAAGAAGGCCGCGGCGGGGGGCAAGACCCCCAAGACCCCCAAGACCCCGTAATAGGGGGGAGGCGGCCTGAGAGAAGGGGGGAGGTGCTGGCGTGCACCTCTCCCCCTTTTCTTTACCGGGTATCACGCCCGAACGCTGCCGCGCGGTTACGCGGCACCTGCGGAGAGGAGACGTCCCATGTGGGAAGTCCTCACTGATCCGGAGGTCTTAGGCGTATTCGCCCAAGCCCTCGCCATCGGCGGGCTCCTCGCCTGGGCGCGGTTCTCAGGGTG